CCGGAGGGCCGCGCAGCCGCGTTGAAAGGAATACAACAAATTCCTTCAGCCGTATCGCGTGAAATAAACCGCGCTGTTATGAGTCCCGTTGAGGCTATTGAACGCGGCGCGACATTTGCTAAACAAGATCCTTTTGGTGCGTTGGCTGGCGTGTCGGCTCTTACAGGCGGTATCGGGGGTTTATCTGGTAGCGGTGCGCTGTCAACAATGTCGCGTATGACAAGCCCTGCGGCCATACCTGAATTGGGTGTGCGTGGCGTTGGCGCTATAATGGAGCGCGCTGGGCCTTCTGTGCTCGCGCCATTTAGTCAGCGCGCGGCTGAACGAGTTGTAGAGAATCAGTTATACGGCGACATAATGACTGACCCTAATGCAGTTTCGGCTGCGGTTCGGGCTAATGTTCCTGTAACTCCGGGCGCTCCAACAGCTACAGTGGGCCAGCGATTAGCTGAAGCTGAACGGTATGAGCCTAGATTAGCCGCCCGCGAAGCAAGTCTTTCCTCTGTATCTACGCCAGCGGGGCGAGAAGCGTTAATTGCACAACAGACGCGGTTGCAGGCTATTCAAGATCAGCTTGCACGAATTGACGCGCAGATACAGCAACAAGGCATGGCGATGTCGCCGCAAGCTCGCGCGCAGTTAAGCGAGACGCGCAATCAGTTGTTGCGTCAATACGCGACTGAAGAGGCTGCGGGTCGTCAGGCGCTCGGCGCTACAGGTGAGATGCTGCCCGCTACAGGTCAGCTCGCGCCAGGAGAGGCGTTAAGTCAGCGTCTTGGTGAGACACGCGATGCTTTCCGTGAGCAGCGCATTACGCCTTTATATGAAACCGCTTTTAGAACCGCCGGTAACAGACGGATTGATACGCGCGGTGTTATACAAACGGCTGAAAATATTCTTGGCGGTCGGTTAGCTGATGTGCCGTTAGGCGTTGCAACAAGAACTGTTAGAGATCTTAACAATCTACAACGCGGCGCTACTTTGCGTGAGCTAGACCGCGTTCGTAAGTCTGTGAATAAAGACATTGCTGCCGCGCAATCCGCTGGTAGGCCAATGGGCGATCTACATGAGCTGCACGACGCTATTGACACAACCATCAGATACACCCGCGCCATACCTGAACAAGCTAAATTTCAGTATGAGAACGCGCTGAACACTTATCGTCAAGAATTTGTCCCGCGTTACAGACAGGGTATCGTTACTGATATCTTACGCACGACAAAGAAAAATCAAAGCGGTCTTTTACCTAGTAAGACTGTCGATACATTTTTGGCCAATGAAGATAATGCCGCGCAGTTTGCGGCAACATTTGGTAACGACGCCGTAGCGCGTCAAGCCATGACAAGCGGCCTTCAGGATATTGCCCGCGCAGATGCGATTGATTTTACGACTGGCGCGATAGATCCTAGCAAGATTGATAGTTTTGTTGGTAAGCGCGCCCGTCAATTAGAGATCATGGGTATAGACGCTAACGAAGTGTTCGGCCCTGTCCGTGCCGAAGCGCAGCGGCTGATGACTGGTTTAGATGAACTTACCAACAGTGCCGCAAAAGTTCGCGGTTTCGCGGACGCAAAGGCGCTTACGACGGCAGCGCTTGACGATAAGCGACTTATGGGCGAGTTAACGCAGCGGCTGGAAGGCCCAGCCCGCGAAGCGTTCAATAAAGAGATAATAGACCGCGCTATTAGCTTTATTGGAACCAAGAAGCCTGACGCTGCGCTAGAATATTTACGTAATAATAACGATACAATCCGCATGGCGATTGGGCGCGATGATTACATGCGTTTGACAAATTTAGCTGCTAATCAAAAAGCGCTGGAGGAAGTAGCTAAAGCCGCACCTGTGCCTGATGGTAAAATGGTTATTAAACTAGCCGACACTTTTCCACAGGAACAACTTACCGATCTTAAAGTAGTAGCGGATGAATTAGCTCGGTTAGATAAAGCTGAAAGACTTGCTCAAGTGCGTCCAGCACCTACCGCGTTTAAAGCGGTAACTGAAGAAGCCGAAGAAGCCGGTATTCCTAGATCAGCATTTAAAGGATTTTTAGATCGTAAAGCTACGTTTATGGAAAAATTTTACTCCGCGTATCAGAATTTTGCTGACCGTAAGACATCAGCGATTATCGCCGATGCGATGATAAAAAACCCCGATAGATTTGCTGATATGATTGATCGCGCAGCTAAACGCGCCGCACAAAAGGCTATACCTAAACCACCTGAATCAACTCGACGGACTTTAGGTCGCGCCGCCATTACGGGGGCAGTAACAACACAAAATGCGTTATACCCCGAAAACCGAAATGCGATGGCGAGATGACACCAATGGCTGAATATCAAGTGTTTTTTGACGTGGCCGTTGGAATCATCGGCGTCCTAGGCGGATGGGTATTGAATACCGTCTGGGGCGCTGTCAAAGACTTGCAAGCAGCGGATAAAGAACTAGCCGAGAAGGTTGGTGAGATCGAGGTGCTTGTCGCTGGTCGTTACATTACACGCGAAGAATTTAATACCGTGCTCAATCAAGTGTTTGCAAAACTCGATACGATTCGAGATCTTGTGAGCCAGAAAGCAGACAGATGAAAGAGAACTATCCACAGGCGCTAAAGCAGGTTCTCAAATACGAGGGCGGCTACGTTGACCATCCAAAAGATCCAGGCGGCCCGACGAATAAGGGCGTTACGCAAGCGGTCTATGATAATTGGCGCAAATCGCAGAATCTCCCAACGCAAAGCGTGCGCGCTATTGCTGATTCGGAAGTTGCGGCGATTTACAAGAACCTATACTGGGATCGTATTTCTGGAGATCTTTTGCCCGCTGGCGTTGATTTTGCTGTGTTCGACTTTGCTGTCAATTCCGGCGTAAGCCGTGCAGCTAAGACACTACAGGCCGTTGTCGGCGTTACGCAAGACGGCGTGATCGGCCCTGCAACCATCCAAGCTACCAAGACCTATGTGGCGATGACCGTCACGAACAAGCGGTTGGCGTTCATGCAGTCGTTGTCGATCTGGTCTACGTTTGGCAAAGGCTGGTCTGCACGTATCGCTGACGTTAAAGCGCAGATACTCTCGCTTGTTGGATAGAATTGTATATATCGTCGCGTTTGCCGCTTCGATTTCATACGGTGCAAAACTAGCATTTATGCTTGGCATTTATTTTAGGAGGACACTCGAATGATTAAGAATTGGAAAACCACGATCCCTGGCGTCATTACTCTTATCGGCGTCCTCTTCAACGCTTGGCAAACCAAAACGCTCGACTGGTCTTCGTTGCAAGCAGCGCTTGTTGCCATCGGTCTTATCGGCGCTAAAGATTTTAACGTGACTGGCGGCGCATGACGACTGCTATTCTAGTCGGCATACTCTTAGTTGTTCTTTACGCAGCGGTTAAGATGTTGACCGCCGACGCTTATGATCGCGGGCGGCGCGAGGAAGTCCTACGCCGTGCAGACCTGCAAGCTAAACTGAAAGCGCAACAAACCAATGTTGTCATGGCCCCTAAAACCGTGGACGATACTGCTACTGATCTCGACAACGGCACTTTCTAGCTGCCAGACAGTCAGGGAAGGATCTTGTCCTCCCCTGACTCAGTATTCAGTCGCTCAACAACGCGCTGTTGCCGCTGAACTGCGGCGGCTCCGCGGAACCGAAACGGCTCAGTTTATCATCGATTACGGCAAGCTCCGCGCGGCGTGTCGGCTTTAGCGGCTCAATCTTAGCGGGTTTTAAATCCGCGCGCTTTTTGTATCCGATGTTAGCGCCAGTCGCGGCCTTCTGATTTGCATAATCATTAGCAAACATCGCCGCAAATGCTTCATAGTTCATCGCGTCAAGGCGGCTGTCGATATGCGTCGGGCTGCTAAACGCGCGAGCGTTCTTAACGCAGACCATGATAATCGCTACCTCAAAGGGGTGAATATCGCGGCCCAGACGCAGAGATGCCAGATCAGCAATAAGCTGAAAATTATCTTCAATTCCACCGTAGTCAGCCCCGCGCTCTCCGATAATTTCGCTGGCTTGTTGTAGTAGATCGTGCGGATTCATCTATTTCCCCTATTAGTTCGGCTCGCTCACGCAACATCCGCAGCGTCGTGTAACGCTGATGCAAACGTATAATGACCGTAGACCGCCGAGCGTTCTTGCGCTCGTCTTCCAAGAGATCCAATACCTCTTGTTCCGTGTAGTCCGTCAGGACTTCATTCAATTCACGCCAGTTCATTTAAGGCTAACTCCGCTAACGAACGCTTGTCGTGCAGACTTGCGTAGATGCGCTCGTCAATAGTCTTATTACAGATCAGAACATAACACCACACTTCTTTTGTCTGGCCGCTGCGGTGCAAGCGTCCGATGGTCTGTTCGTAAAGTTCAAGCGACCACGGCAGCGATAGAAAGATGATCTTGTTGCCGCCGAACTGTAAGTTCAGCCCGTGCCCTGCGCTCTTTGGATGCAGGGCCAAAAGCTCAAGTTCACCTTTGTTCCACTTGTCAACAACATTTTCATCGTCCATAGTAGAGAGTTGTGGATATTGTCTTTTTAATTCTGCTAGTTCTTCTTTATAATTGTAGACAATAATTGTGTTGGCGTGTTGGTTTTCTTCTAGCACTTCTCTTAATAGATCAAACTTATGCGAAGCTAACCACTCCGCGCCGTTAGCGCCGTAAATAAAGCCGCCCGCGAGCTGTTGTAATTTCTGAGTGACAACAGCCGCTGTCGGCGCTGTGATGGTCTGTCCTAACTCAAGGACAAAATCCTTCTTCATTTTATTATATGGCGCTAAATCCATGTCGCAGCGCAACTCGACGACGTTGAGCGGCGGCAGCTTGTCCTTATATTCGCCAGCCTCTAACACATACGTCGCTGGTTTGATCGCGGTCATTACGTGGTTGAGCGCGCCAGGCAGCGGCTCCCATTGCTGATACTCGCGGTTGATGCAGTAGAAGTATTGTTGTAAAAACGCGCCCTTGCTGCGGCCTAATAGCTTCTGGTCAATGACCTTGCACTGGCCGAACACGTCTTCAAGACCGTTAGACGTAAACGATCCGGTCAAGCCCCAGCGTATGTGGAACTTGTCAAGTATTTTCAGTAAGTATTTAAAGCGTTTTCCACTAGGATTCTTTAGTCGCGTAAGCTCATCAAAAACCACACCGTCAAAACCAGTGGGATCAATGCTAGGTATATTGTCATAGTTCGTCACCACAATGTCAGCGTCGGAATCAAAAGCGGCTTTGCGCTGCGCTGGCGTCCCAACGGCTATGCTTATGTCAAACTCAGGACACCACTTTTGACCCTCTTGCTTCCAAACATCAGTGCAAACTCGTTTGGGTGCAAGCACTAACCATCGGCCAACATGGCCGTTTGCTAACATTTCTGTCATTGCAGTTAACGTGATCGCAGTCTTACCAGCGCCAACGGGCGCTAGGATCATGGCTCTGTCTTTACAAAAGAGGAAGTCTGCGGCTTCATGTTGATACGGTCGTAAGTCCATCTATCTACCTGTTCACGATTCCAGAGGCACGCATAACGCTGATTCAACTTTTTCATGTCTTCGGCAAATATCTTTTGCAACGCCGATAGCTTGCCGCCATCTTGTTTTAACTCTACAAACCATGTTTCGCCGTTTGGTAAACAGACAATTCTGTCAGAAACGCCACGATTGGACAGGCTGTTAAATTTAAGCGCGACACCGTTAAGTGATTGAACGGACTTTACAAAGTAGCGTTCAATATCTTTTTCCAAATCAGTCATAAAAAACTATTTGACACATCCGTAATAAATTGTCTAGTATGCAAATCACAGAAAGGTAATATACAATGCACTCGGATATAGTCGGCGGCTCAACTGCAAAGCGCGTAATGAACTGCCCTGGCTCTGTTAAGCTCGCGCAATCCGTTCCCCCAAGACCATCATCAAAATATGCAGAGGAAGGATCACTCTTACATGATGCGATACACAAGATCTTATCTCATGGTGCATCTGTTGATGATTTCGGTCTTGGCGATGATCTCATTGAGCGTAAACTACGCCCTGCCCTTGACGCGCTGAATGAGATTGATCCTAATTCACAGATGGAATTTCAGACTGAGATCTCCGTCTCCTTTGGAGGGTATCTAGCTGGCGTATTCGGATCATGTGACCTCATTGGTCGTATTGGCAATCGTGCAGTTGTTCTCGATTGGAAGTTTGGTGATGGGGTGGCGGTGGATGCTGTCGAGAACCATCAGCTTTTGTTTTATGCCGCTGCGGCTATGCGGACTGACGAAGCCCGTTGGGCGTTCGAGGGCGTCACTGAAATAGAGTGCATCATTGTCCAACCGCCATATGTAAAGCGTTGGGCTACTACGCCAGGTCGCGTCAAAGCGTTCGAGCGTGATCTTTACGACGCCGTTACAACAGCGCTGCGTCCTAACGCGCCTGTTAAGATTGGCGATCATTGCAAGTGGTGTCCAGCCAAGCCAATATGTCCTGCTATGACGGGCGAGACTGAGCGCGCGTTACGGATACAACTTAACAGCATATCTCCAGAGGGATACAGCAATGCGCTTGTTATCGCAGATCGTCTTGAAGACTGGATCAAATCTGTGCGTGAGATGGCGCAACAGGCGCTTGAAAACAACATCACAATCCCTGGTTTCAAACTTGTGCCAAAGCGCGCCACACGTCAGTGGGTCAACGACGAAGGCGCATTGGAAGCTCTTAGAGAAATGGGACTTGAATCTGATGAATTAACAGAGACGAAGTTGAGATCGCCAGCGCAGCTAGAGAAGGTGTTGAAGAAACACAAGCTAGAGTTGCCAAAAGATCACGTCGTCGCTGTTTCAACGGGTAACACGATTGCGCCGGAGTCAGATCCGCGCCCAGCCGTGTTGCAACTCGGTAAGCACATCCGTGCTGCCACACTTAAACTACAGGTGAAGTAATGTCTGATATAGTAAAGTTCAATGTTGAACATAACGTAATAGCTAATCTTTCACAGGTGTTGCGTTCGGTGAAAACCGACTTTGCGCCTTTGAACTCAGCAATTATCAAGATGGACAAGACCGGCCACTGGGTCGTCGGCGCTGACCAGACTGAAATTGAGAAGACTAGCATATGGGCGGTCAATCCTTTCTCTTTTGTCCACGGCTTTATTGCTTGGGGCCAAGGCGAAGTATTGGCTGAAAAGATGTATCCGATAAATGTTGATCTTGATTCGGTAGATCTTGGGCCACCTCCCAGTGGCGCTGCGCGTGGTTGGGAGAACCAACTGGGCATGGCTGTGAAATGTGTGCAAGGCTCTGATGAAGAGTTAAACGCGCGTTTCTCAACAACGTCCGTTGGTGGGAAGCGCGCCTTAACAGCGCTTATGCACCAAGTAGCGGATAAGTCTGACTCAGCTCCTGAAGAGATTGTGCCGCTGGTAGAACTTGGTAGTGAATATTACGCACATAAGGTTTATGGTCGTGTTTACACTCCTGTATTCAAGATCGTTAAATGGATCGGCTTAGACGGCAGTGACGGTCAAGATGTGATGCCTGAAGCAGCAAGCACGGTGCGTCGCCGCCGTAGCTAATACCCTGCCTAGTAATACCGTCTAGGTTGGGTGATGGGGCGGCGTTCGCGTGACACCGTGCCGCCCCATTATTTTCTAAACAGGAAGATAAGAAGATGACCGAACGTAAAGTTTGGAATGATGCAACACGTCTAACGTCCAAAGAACAAGAGGTATATAAACTCTTTCAAAAGGGCTTTAGAGTTAAAGACATCGCTGTGATTCTTAGCATTACGCCAAGCGCAGCGCGAACAAGACTGGCACTTGCAAAAGATAAAGTGCGTTGTGGTGGGTTAATATGATTGTTCAGTTAAATCCGCCGTTGCC